AAACATACAAGACTGACAAGTTCTTTTTACTTCCCCAGAGAACACAACATAAAAATTAGTTACAGGTTGCTCAACCTTACATTTTATACACACATAGCTTTCTTGGGGTGTATTCTTAGGCTTAACATAACCAAATAAATCAGGGTACTCATTCATGCCTCATACCTTCCAACTTGGTAATTAAGCTGACAAGTAATAACACCATGCCAACCTGATAATTTATTCTTGACAATATTTAGGTGTCTCTGCAAATCCTCTTCATCCCCATCTTCTTGCTTTGGTGGATTCTTAGCTATCAATATCATCAAGTCTGCCTCTGCAGCTTTACCAGTTCGTGATCCTTCCATCATAGATTGATTAAGCAATATCTTACCCTCTGCATCAGCAGATAGCTGAGACATATAAAAGATAGCACATTCATGTTGCTTTGCAATCATACGAGCATGAACTGCATTAGCTTTTAATGCCTCATCTGTCCTTGCAAAACCACCAGTCCTAGCAAACTTATCTCCCATATCTAGTAGAACAACATCAGGTTTATAAGATTTACAGACACTCTCTACCCAAGACATATCACGACCTGTAGCATCTTTTATCTTTATCTTATCTTTGACAGGTGCATACAAATCTCTTGCCATACTTGGATTAGCTTTTATCTGTTTCATAGTCATGCCTGTAGATGCAGTTAGATATCTAGCACCAACCCTATGACTACCCTCTTCATTACACAAGACAATGCAGTTAGCACCTTGATGTGCAAAACCTCCGGGAGATGCAATCATACTTGCATGAAAAGATGTTTTACCTGTATTTGGTCTAGCACCTACCTCAATCAAGTGTCCAGCATTTATACCCTCAAGTTGTCTTGTCAATGCAGGTATATTGAAGTTCCAACGAGCCTCAAGATCATTCTTAGCTAATAGTGATTCAATATCCAAGTCATCCCACTCCACATTTAAATCAGGTGTAAAGTCATCATTATATTGCTCCAACAATATACGCAGAGGCTCTAAGCTTGTCTTAGTACCATTGACATAATCAAATCCTAAATTAGCTATGTCCTCTCCAACAACTTGTTGAAACAACTTAGACAACACCTCTTGTGCAACATCAGCACCTAAAGGTTTTTCATTCTTTATAGATTTGAATAGAGCTAGGTATGCTTGTTTCTGTGCAGTAGACATAGACGGATTGCTTGATATAAATAAAGCCTCAATCTCATCTGGTGTAACTGTACGTTCATACCTATCCATAGCCAAGTCTATTGCTTGTTTTATTTTTCTAGCATCTTTGCTAAACAATCTATCTGGACATCTAGCTCCACGATGCTCTTTGTAGAACTCTCTATCCATTAGACTTCTTAATAGTGAATTTTCCATATTTTACTCCTTTGGGGTTAAATTATATAAGTTGTAAATATCTTCCTCATTTCTATACTTCAAATCATCTTGAAGTCTGAGGACACGTATGTTGGGAACGTATCCACGTAACTCCTTTGCAAACTGAAGTATCTTTGGCAATGCATCAGGATCTAACGCAATGATAGTAGTTGAAAACTGTGACAAGAAAATCTTATGTTCTTCTGATAATGAAGTTCCAAGTATAGCCACCCCAACATATATATTGCTATCTAGGACACAAGCACTTACACAATCTTCAACTACAACTGCGACCTTACCATAACCATGAAAGTATGGCAAGGGATTATTCCCATATCTTTTCCATTTAGGTAGACGTTTGCCTAAAGCTCTACCAGTTGCATCAACTAACTTACCCTTATGTTCTATGGGAAACACCACTCTGTCATCCTTCACGTCATAGTGTAAGTTTAGTTTGTCTGCATCTAGTTGCCACCTGTCACAGAAAGACATGAGACCATTCCTATTGTTATGAGGAACTACGTATTCAGGCATTTGAAATGTATCAGTTGTAGCCAATTCTTTTTTTGTGCTTACAGACTTAATATCATCTACAGATAATCTGATACGTGTACTCCCACTTAAACTACAGGAAATCTTATAACAATTCCATACTAATGAACCCATATTATTTGTAGCAGTAAATGTCTTGTAGGATTTACAAACAGGACAATCCAATCTACGTGTCTCATCAATAGGAATGTTTAAATCTTTTACAAATTCTAATATATTATACATTATATATGTTCCTTATATATATTAGTGTTTCGGACAATGCAATGTCTTGTAACACGAGATTAAAATTGTGTCAAACTTTTTCTTGTACTTAATGCTAAATTAGCAGAAGCAAAGGTATTTTTCATGTAAGGCTTAACACTTTGTGGGTTAGTGTGACCTGTGACAGACATAATATTTCCCATTGAAACACCAGCCTCAACCATTTCAGTTGTACCTGTTCTTCTTAGGTCTGCCAATCTAAGCTCCTTAGAGAGTCCTGCAGAGTCCATAATCTTTCTAGCCTCTACTGGTAGCTTAGTGATTGAATAAGGCTCGTGTATGCCTCTTCTAGGGCGAGGGCGAGGTGCTACATATTCTTGGAAACCAAAGTCCATTTTCTGTTGGTTAAGCATCTCTAATAACTCCCATGAAATAGGTAGATGAACTACACTTCTTCTCTTAGATTGTTCTAGATTTAACACACCCTTGTCATAATCTATGCTAGAAAATTTTAGTAGTCTCATATCTCCTACTCTCTGACACCATTCATATGCCATTTGCACAATCAATCCTAAATTTCTAGTGTAAAAATCAGAGTATGCTACGTCTAGATACGCTTTCACATCTTCTCGTGTCCACACAACCTTTCTAGATATAGGTGTTCTTCTCTTTATACTTGAGAATGGGTTGACTGTGCAATGCTCCATATGTATGCCATAATTATATACTACTCTTGCCACAGACATGACATGATTAGCAAGGTGTATACCTCTCTCACACCACTCTTCATATGCAAGTTTAGACATCTTGGTAGTGATATCAGAAAAATTGATATTGCTTAATTTTTGTGCATCATCAATTTTTGTATCTAATAACACCCCAAGAAAGTATTGATATTGTTCTTTAGTTTTATCTCGTAAGCTCTTGAAATCAAAAGATAAATAATACTCATCAACTAAACTTGACAGTTTTTTATTCTTCACTCTACACCTCCAGTGCTATGTAAATACATAGTGCTATTATTAATAATTTACCATAGTCAAGGTCAAACTTTGTACCCTCACCATATTTTTTATTAAAATCTTTATCAAAAAAATCGTGTATTCTATGCCACATCATTAGTCTCCTTTCTTTTATCTATGTACACTCTAAGATGTGTGGATTGTTCTATGGATTGACCATAAGACGTAGCATTTGTACCTTTAAACTCAGGCTTAATATGTTGTCCACGCACTCTCATAGTGTACGACTCATCATTGAGATACACCTTCATACCTCGTGTTAACTTTTTACCATACTCATCGTTGGGTATTTCACAAAAAACATATCTATGTCCTTGAATATTGTGTTCATCATGGTATGCCTTTCTCCATCTATGTTCTTCTTCTTTCCAAGTTTTGATCTCACTTCTTAGACCCTCTATTATTTTCTCTTGGTACATAAGTTGATTGTCTGCATTTTCCATTTGCTGATGGTGTTTCTTATCTTTTACTTCAGCAGAGTCAAACAATATTGCATATGTTTCACGTAAAGCATCATACTTCTTCTTCCAATGCTTAACTTGTTTATCTAAGTCTTTGACCTTACCTTCTTGTGTATCAGTTCTAACGTCTTCGTCATTCTGTTTCACAAATGCTCTAACCAAATGCTGAAAGTCCATATGTGATATAGGTATATCCTTATCCTCTGCTTTTGAATAGTATGTCTTATGGTTTAAGTCATACATATCATCTGCTAACTTGCCAGTGCTTGTTGTTGCACCCAACATTTGTACTACTCTGTGTATTTTCATGCCACTTCTCCTTTCATCCAGTGTGGTTTTTGTGTATAGTTGTATCTAGCAAATCTAGATTTGTCAACTATGTAGAATTTCCTATATGCCTCTATAGGAAAGAACTCGTCTGTCTTTAAATCATCATGCCCACTAAAACATTGTGGGTGTCTAGTAAGTTTACCTTCAGGTATTTTAAATCTACCTTGAAATAAAGATAGCTGATGCTTACAAGCACCATGACCTTTGCCATACCTATTAGTATACTCATGTAGCATAGCACTATATAATTTGTATGCAAAGATATAGTTTTCTCTAGTTTCCATTGCCCATAGGGTGCAAGGATGCCCCATTCCCTTCCTCCCT